GCTTGGCGCAGGGCTTGCCGTCGTACTTGCCGCCGGCTTGCTTCCAGCCGCCACCTTTGAACCAATCGTGAAGGCTGTAGTCCTTATCCTTTGCGGACTTACCGTCGCGAGCTTCTTCCAGAGCTTCCTCTTTCTGAAGAACCTTACCGGAGCGGGGGTCGATCTCTCTACCGAGCTGGTCGAAGGCTCGCTTGGGGAGCATCTTCTTTAGTTGTTTCTCATATTCTGCCTTCCTCTCAGCCTCCTTACCGCCATATACAGCTTCGTTAACATCTTTCTTTTTCTTCTTCTTACGGCGGCCCAGAGCCTTCTCAAGGGGGCTGCGCTTAGTCAGACCCATAACGGGGTCAAAGCCTGCTGTAGGGCCTTCTGCTGGGCTTGCACCAGTGAATCCAGCAGCACCAGCTGCCATCATCTCGTCAAGCAAACGTTGCTTACGTTGTTCTAGGGATTCAGCCATCAGAGACCTCTTAATTGCTTTAAGATGTAATCGTCCTCCTCGATGTCATGGAGAATACTCCTGGGGAACGGAGGAATCCTATCAAGGTAGATGAAAAAGGACTTCAAGTATGGCCAGTACTCAGGCTCCATCTTGAAGAAAAACATTGGAAGAGCAGCGTCGTTCCAACAGTTAAAAATGATAAGAATGTGATTGAGAAGAAGGTGGGTCCGCATCTCACCACTTTCGTGGTACTTGCGAAGCCACCTCTTAATATACTTAAACCGGTTAAGGTCCTCCCCAAATTCCTCCACAGTGGTGGTCTTTGGGTTATTGTAATATTTAATTGCAAACAGGATAAAGTTATCCCTATTCAATTCACTGAAGTTCATGAGGACCCATGTGGGGTTAGGTTATCAAGCAGCTACCACTTCGTAGTCGAAGGTTACAGTCACAGGGCTATCATCAGCGGTGACGCTGGAGATAACACAAGTCAGGGTGAAGTCACCCAGAACGGCGGCGGAGGTCAGAACAGGAGTAGCGGAAGTGTTGTCGTCGAACGTGGCGCCTGCTTCATCGGTCGACCAAGCATAGGTAGCGTCAGTAACGCTGGGGTCGATACCAACAAGAAGAGTAGTGGTGGTCGACTCAGTAAAGTCGCCGGCAGTTACGGAGATAGCAGCAGGAGCGATGGTAAGCAGAGGGGGCTGAACGCCGTCGCCAGTCTCGAAGGTGGGGCTGGCAGCACCGAAAGTATCAGGAGTGTCCGAGGAGGGCACTTCACCAGCGACCAGAACTTCGTCCCAGAAGAGGCTCTTGTCTTCACGTTTGTAGTGGCGGAGGGTCCAACCACGGTCAGACAGATAAACGTTGTCCATATCCAGGACAGGGTTGGTGTTAGTTACGGCAGCCAGGTCGGATGCCTTATTAGCGCGGGTAGGCATGGGTCTAAGTAAGATGTTTTCTTTTATTTAGTCACGAAGGTTACCAAGGTGACTGACGTTGGAATAAAGGATAAGGCCGACGCGCCTTGAAGCGGCGTCAATAATTCCCAAACGTTCGTTAACGTGACTTAGAGGAGTCTCGTTCGAGTAACGAACAAAGATGATTCCCCAGGAGTCCTCAAACCCGTTAATTGGGCAAGTGGTGTTGGTCTCCTGGCGGCGGAGTTGATAACATTCACCAAAGAGAAAAGTCCCGAGGGCCTCCTCGTCCCCTCTCACAAAAGAACCCCCAGGTAAGGGATTCATGTTATCACCGACAGACATGACGGGAATCAGTTGTCGAGCGTCTGGCCAACTATAAACCCAGATGGATTTAATGTTTGGGTCAGACCTGAGAATTGAGTTAAGGAGTTCCCTAACCTGCTTCTCCCTTGAATCTGATCTGGAGATCACAACCGAAACCGGTTGCTCCCCTTGTGTTGGTTTTGTTCTATTGTATAAGTTCCAACCATATGCACCCACGGAAATACATAACACAACACCGAGCACTTTACGGGTAAAAGTTCCCCAACTCGATTCTGGCGCTAAGACATTACGAAAGAGATCGAAAATCTCCTTCATGTTTTCCCCTAAGAGTAAGGTGTCTAAGAGTATTTAGTCAAGTGACAGATTCTTATCTTCCAGGTTACGGAGATAGGAATTCATCTTATCGAGATAACCGCGGTTTCTAAGTTCCTTAAAGACTAAGTTCTCAGGAGCAGCCTCTCCCCCCTTTTGAATTGCGGAGGATCGCATTCCTTTTAATCTTCCCTTTAGTTTCTTAAACGCGGCGATGTCGTCTGAGTTAGAGTCAATCAAAGCGTCAATTTGAAACATAAGGTCTTTGACCTTGCGGGTTACCTCTGGATGGTTTCTGTCTATTTTGTATTTTGTTGGATCTTGCAACCACTTGTTAGATTGCAGAGAATAGATTCCCTGACCCTTTCGGAAGGGATCTTTGTAATCTTGAGCATAAAGCTCAACAGGTTGTCCTTTGACTGTGACGTCATGTGTTAGTGCCCAAAGTTGCTTTTTGGACTGGAGATAGTCATCAAGAACAGAGGGGCAATCAATCTTCTCCTTATCGACCACCAGGTGGAGGTCGATGTCCGAGTAGGGAGTGTAATTGTAATTGGCGTTACCCCCAGTGAGAATAACGTCATGAATTGCACTCTTAGGAATGTTGGCAAACGAGGCCCATTCTTTACCAATCCTGTCCAAAGCTCGCCAGACTTCTGGGTCGAGCTTACCATCGTCTTTCCACAATTTAGGGTTAAGACCCTCGTGCGATTGGAGGGTCAGTTTCAATTCACTAAGGAGCTTCTTCATTTTGCTTCCTTCTTAATTTGTTCGTCGTTAATTTCCTTAATTGGTCGGTCTCCCTTCTTCTTACCGAGGTCCAACTTCTTCCTGGGAGCTTTGGCAACTTTATCGGCAAGTTCCTTGAACCGTTTTTGAAGTTCAGGGTCGTCCTTAATACCTTCGTGCATAACCTCCTCCGACTTAAACTTCATAGAAGCCGTGTCAGAAAGAGCAGAACTTAGAGACGGTGACTTAACCTTAGTGGCAGTTGGCTTAGAGACAGGCTTAGAAACCGAGGGGGTTGGGGCCTTGATTGGGGAGGGGGTGGACTTACTGAGTGACGAACCTGCAGACTTCATTGTCGAATTGACATTAGAGGTAGCAGTCTTCGCGGGTGACGACACCGAGGAAGATGGTTTCGATGTCGAAGTGGGGGCGGGCTTATTGAAAGTCTTGGCGTGCATCTTCCTACCATAAGCCTCTGCACCTTTGATGTCGCCACTATTACGGAGGCGGTCGTACTCCTTGTTAATGTCCGACTTGGACGTTCCTGAAGGCTTCGTCACCGAAGTTGAAGTGGGACGTGGGGTACTAGAAGAACTGGAGGTCGAAGTAGGACGTGGGGTGGTAGAGGAAGACGAGGACGGCGTGGTTGGAGTTGTCTTACCTCGGCTTGCGGTCGTGCCGGTGTTTCCAGCAGCAGTGGGTGTTGGTGTGGGAGTTGCACCACCCCGGCGCCGGTCTGATGCAGCCTTGGTCTCCGTGGAGGGGGAAGTCTTATCGCCAGGGAAAGGCTTACTGAGCTGGTCGTGACGGCGTGCGGCTTGCTGCACACCACGGTGACTAGCGTCAGCAGCTTGCCAGTTCCCTGTCTCTTTGTTCAAATATCCAGGCTTACCACCCTTGCGAGCAAAGACACGCATGTCTGACTTACCACTCTTGTCTGTGGTGAGTGAAGAACCTGTGTTGGGGTCATACCAGTCGTCTTTCCTCCAACCGCCACCGTGGCCGCGGCGGGCGGTGCGGTTGTCGCGCATTTGTTGCCTGGTGCTATCTCTCTTTACAGGAGATTTACCGGTGATAGCACGAGCGTCGTTAGTGAGCTTAGTGTTTCTCCTATCGATATAGGAGTCCATCTCTTGCTGAGCTCTGGCGTATCTGTTTTCAGTAATCTGTTCTACTTCTTCCTTTACAGACTCGGCATCCTTCTTTCCAAGGTATTCCATGTCCTTAGCGAAGGCCTTTGCGTCATCGGGGTGAGTGGACCAGGGGTCTTTACCAGTTCCCTTATCATCCTTACCATCCTTGAGCTTACCACAATAAGGTGATTTACCACCACCTTCCATGGCTGCTTTGTGCTTAGCGAGACGCTCACGGGCCGCGGCTTGCTTCTTCTTATTCACAGAAGAGAAGAAACCTTCTTTGACCTCTTTCTTCTTTCGTCCCAACTTCTGTCTGGAAAATTCACCAAACTCCTTATTGGTTAGGTACTTTGTCTGAATTCCGTTAGAGACTTTATGATGTTTGCCTTCCTTACCTGCATAGTCATAACCCTCATAATCCTCTTTGACTTCTTCCTTCTCAGGCTTTTCCTCTTCTTTCTTTTTCTTCTTTGCGTCCTTCTCTTTCTGATCAGAAGAAGGCATCACATCCACATAAGGATGATCTTCTTCCATAAGGTCACGGCGCCAGTCCGACATAAGGGCTTCGCGCATCTTAATGAGTTCTTTCTCCTTGCGGAGCTGTTCAAAATGTTCGGACATTTGCCCACCAAAAGTCTATTCCTTATTATTTAGACCTTTTGAACATCATAAACAAATGACTTGAACATAATTCCGTTCTCGGTGACACAGATAAGGTGGTTGGCGCCACAGCGGTGCACTTTACCAACCAGGCCTGTGCTCAAAGATTCCACCAAGTCTCCTGTCTGATAAAGGAGCCCGTCTCGGTACATCTCGCAAATGAGGTCTCTGTTTCCGCGATAGTCTACTTCCCAAACCGACTCGTTCTTTGTTGCCATGATGTGGCGGAGCATAAGGAAGAGCTGCTTTGCGTCCTCTTCGGTATAACCGTCACTGAGATCGAGGCCACCCTTGAAGCCGTCGAAGTCGTCGTTCATAGCGTACTTACGCTGACCAGATGCGGAGAGTCGCGCAATAGGGTCATCGGACTGCTCATCGCGGTCTCCTGCCGAGTGAGAGTAGATATTGTCGAAGTTATACTTCTGCCCGTTGTACTTACGGAGCAGGTCCTCCATACCTTGGCGGCGGTCCTGACCACCAACAAAGTGGAAGTTCTTATATCCCTGCTTACCTGCCTTTTCGGCTGCGTTCAGAATAGTACGAACACCCTCATCAGTGTCCCACTTTTTGGCGTGACGAGGGAACATCTTTTGGAGTTGCTGGACCTTGAACCCATACTCAAGGGGGTTCTTCTTGGGGTCGTGGCTGCGTGAAGCATAGAACCGTTGGTCCGCGGGAGCCTTGTCACCGATGTCACCGGCCAGCTTGTCGGCGTAATCCATGGCCTTCAGGTGTCCCTTGTGGGGAGGGTTGAAGCGACCAAAGGTCGTCACGATGTCATCACCAACACGGTGTTGGTCCGGTTGCATCTCTTCTTTTTTCTTCTCCTCGGCTTCGGTGAGGAAATGACTAAAGCCTTTCATTGCGGTCCCCCGTCCATGCTCATACGAATTATTCTAGCCTGGTTTTCGAGCCTGTGCTTCTTTTCGTTATCCTCTGTAACATAGGAAAGACTGTCCAGGTGGAAGGCCTGGGCGGACATCTTGCCAAGTGGTAGGGGCTTCTTCACGACTAGGGAAGCAGGGCAGGCCCAAAGAATAGTCTAGCCTGGTTTTACAGAGTTATTTATCAGCTTAAGGTAATGGTACCCGAACGAACAACACCGTCAGATCCTTTCAGCTTAAAGGTCAGGGTGGTGTTGTTGGTTGCCTCTACGACCAACTCACCGTTGTCGGAAGGAGTTACTGAGGAGGGGGCCTTCTGGCGAATAGCACCGTTACTATTAATGATGACCTTCCAGTCATTGGTGTCGGGCTTACCGTCGGTTGTGCTGGGGTCGCAGAAGAACCAGGCGTTGTCGGCCGACATTGTCAGAGGATAAGAGTCTGCACTCTGCCCCTCGTAAGAGTCAAGCCAAAAGACCCAGCGGTCGTTCTGGTTGTTGGTGTTGTCAGAAACCTTGAAGACCAGATCGATGTAATCGTTGGCGGACTGAATAGCATAGATGCGTGCTTCGTCTGTGTTTAGGTCCCAGTAGAAACCCTTACCGGAAGTTGGGTAGGTTCCGTTGTTATCCTGGAAGGTAATGTCTGCGTCTGGGAGAGTGAGGGTTCCGTTCAGAGTTGTGGCGCCATTGACCTCTAAGTCATCAGCAATGTAAACACCGTCCAGGTCAATGTGCATCCTGTCATTGGTAGGATGCTGACCGGTTCCACCAGCAGCGTCACTAGCGCCGTGAGACGGGGTGTCCAGGTAGAAACCAATACGGCGGTTAGCGGCGCCTGCGGTGTCGTCAATAGCACCAAACCACTGCTCATACCATAACTGACCCTGACCATACTGTCGGGTGTTGGAAGAATACCAGTTGGCGTACTTCACCTTGACAGTGTCTTCATTGAAGGCAAAGAACTGAGCACCAGAAGCACCAAGCGAAAGGGTTTGGTTGACCTGAATGTCCTGGTGGAAGATAGTCTTCTCAGAACCGTTAGTGGTGTCAATAGTAATATAGTTGTTCGCACCCTCAGCAAAAGAGAAAGCACCCGTTGTGTTATCTGCCAGGGTAATGTTATTAATGCTTGCCTCTAAATTAGGCCAAGAAACTCTGCGAGAAGCTCCTGTAGTATCGTCGGTAATAAGAAACAGGTCCCCGTCCGTAACGGTGGAGACCTGTGTGAGTTGGCTAATACCCTTTCCAGCTGGCATACCGATAACCTAATTCGTTATCTTTATTTATTTACGACCTCTCCGCCTCTGGTCAACGGCGTCCTTAATTGAGTTATAGTCTGCTTTATTACCCAGGGAGTCTGACTGGAAGAGCTCTTCAAAACCAGACTTAGCAATAATCTTATCACAGATGTCAATCTGTCTCTTCTCTTTGTTGATTCGTCGGATAAAAGCATACCAACAAACCTGGGTAAAATAGGAGAAGGGGTTCTTGGACCGTTCTGGGTCAAAACGGAACCAATAACAAACACAGTTCTCAACTGCGTCCATCACCATGTCTTGGCGATAGATGTAATTTGAAAAGTTCGGGCGCATCGAAAGATGCTCGGCAATATCGAGGAAACACTTCCCGAGATAACGAGGCATAGGTGGCAGATCTTCGCCGGCATCCTTAGCAGCCTTGTACTTAGCTCGGTAATTGACAATGGCAGAGTAGAACTCCTTATTGTCTATGAAGTTGTTTTTCCTCCTCTTAGGTTGAGGGGCGGACATAACGCTAATAGACTAAGTTACACTTATAGTAACAGGTGTCAAGTCTTTTGTTAAGTTTCGTCACACTTAACACCACCCCCTATTTTTTGTTACACTTGTAGTGTCAACGAAGAAAGATCAATGATCATTAATTACTCAGGTACATCGAAGGACTTATTGTACAGATCTTCTAGTTGTTGTCGCTTTGACTCAATTGACCCTAGATAACCAGAGTGGTCCATTGGCTTCATTTCCTTTTTGACTGGCGACTTAAGCTTGGCGATATAAACAAACTTCTTGTATTGTTCCGTTGCGTACTTGTCCATTTCGGACATAGTTAGAACTTTGTCAAAGTTGAGAACTAACATGTCGTCTGTTGCATATTGCAACCACTTCCTAGCACTTTGGCTAACTTTGAAAGTACCACCTTCGTTATCAAATGTTTCCTCCATAACAATTGGGTTATACATGATTAAAAAACGGCTGGCGTTTTCTTCACAGTGCATTACTTCAGCCAACACCTCTTCGCCAGTAATTAGCTTCAGGGTTGCATAAAATAGGTCGTTCATATTGGGAGTTCTCCTTCTGAACTACTTAGTGGAATTGTTTTGATACGATATGTGAAGTCCTCACTAACGTAGTACTTAATTCTTTCTGCGAGGTGTTTGTAAGTGAAGTTCTCCTTACCATACTTACCATCACGGAAGTCGTCGGCGATGTCATAAAGAGCACACTCATCTTTACCCTTACCCTTTCTCAATCCCCGACCAATTGACTG